ATTCGCCTTAGTCTCGTGGGCTCGGAGATGTGTATAAGAGACAGAGATTGTGCTGCTGCTACAAATGGTACACAGCGTACTTTCACTAAAGACATCATGGATGCCGTAATTCAATCTGGATTTAACAATGGCGCTACATTCTCACAAATCTATATGAGTGCTGCTCATAAAGCAATATTTGCTGGATTTGCTGGACTTGCAGCTAACCGTTATGAAATCAACGGAATGGATGAAGGCGTAGTTGTTGGCGGTGCAGACGTTTATCTGTCTAACCACGGCAAACTAACTATAATACCAGTACAGTATGGCCTAACACGTGATGCTCTATTTGTAGACCCATCTATGTGTACATTAGGTACATTACGTTCACCACGTTATGAAGAACTATCCAAAACTGGTGACAACGAAAAAGGTCAAATCCTTGGTGATATGACACTTATCGTTAAGAACGAAAAAGGTCTAGGCGTAGCCGCAGACTTAACCTAATATTAGGTAATTATTGGGGGTTGGCATTTGCCAGCCCCTACAATTAGGAGATAAATATGCCAAAAGCAAAAGCACCAAAGATTAAAGCTAAAATACAAAAAGATGATGGTATTGAATGCATAGTTACTAAAAAAGGCGCTATAGCTTGCATTAGAACAGGTAAAAATAATGCTGATGGCAGTGAAATATGTTACAAAAAAGGCGACATATTTAAAACAAATGCAATACAAGCTAAATTACTAGAAGAAAACGATTTAGTTGTAGCAAGGGATTAACATGAGTAGTTTTAAACCATTTTCATATGATGCAGCAACAGGCATGAAACACAGCCTGGCAGTAGATAGTGCAACAGATGAAATGTATGTAAAAACAGAACAAGATGTCACTAAAATATTAGATGATAATAAAAGACAACAATATGATGCTAAAGGTACATTGGGCAAGGCTGACTTGGTAAAGGTTGGCACAATACCATTAGGGCTTATACAGCATTGGAAAGCAACAGAAGGCATTGATGTATTTAATCAAGACCATTGGCCTCGTGTTGTAGAAAAATTAAATAGTAATGAATTTCAAGCATTGCGAGTAGCGCAGTTTAAGGTGTAGTTATGGCATTTGCAAATCTAGGCGAGTTAAAAACAGTTATAAATGACACGTTAAATCGTGATGATTTGACTTCGCAAATACCTAATTTTATTAAAATGAATGAAGAAAGCGTTAACCGCAAAGTCAATGTATCTGAGATGGAAGAATACACTGAGTTTACTATTAATGTAGGTCAGACAACATTGCCTACAAACTTCTTAGAAATGCGTAATATACAGATGAAAAGCTCTGAATATCCATTGCAGTATGTACCGCATAACTCATTGGATGGCATAGGCGCTGACTCAGGTATACCTAGGTTTTATTCGATACAAGGCACTAAACTATTATTTTACCCATTTCCACCAGATGCTACTATTGGCATTATGAGATACTTGGCTGAAGTAACCCCACTAGTAAATGACGTAGATACAAATTGGTTATTAAGCAAATCGCCGCAAATATACTTGTATGGTACATTATTACACGCTGCACCATTTCTTAATGATGACAGTAGATTGCCTGTGTGGAGTGCATTGTTTGAAGATGCTGTAAAGGCATTAAATGACCAAGATAAACGCAGAATGTCAGGAACAAAACCACAGATGATAAACGCAACAGCAGGATACTATTGATATGCCTACAACAACTAACTATGGCTGGACATATAATACACCAGGCACTGCACAAGATACATGGGGCGGTGATTTAAACAACACGCAAATAGCGATTGATGCGCAAGTAAAGATTAATGAAAACTTAGCTAATGCTAAAGCACCAATAGCCAATCCTACATTTACAGGCACAGTAACAGGGCCAACATTTGCTGGTAATTTAACAGGCAATGTTACAGGTAACGTAACAGGTAACGTAACGGGTGCTGTGACAGGCAATGCAACATCAGCAGATAAATGGTCTACTGCTAGAACAGTAACGTTAACAGGCGCTGTAACAGGAAGCGTAGCATTTGATGGTACAGGTAATTTTTCGTTAGCTACAACACTTGCTACTGTAGCTGACAGTACATTTACAATAGCAAAAACAAGCGGTTTGCAAGCTGCATTAGACAGCAAAGTAACACACGCTAGTGGCAATGGCAGAACAATAACTGTAGGCACATCAGCACCTAGCAGTCCATTAACAGATGACATTTGGTTTGATACAAGTACATAATGGCAATAAAAACGTATAACGGCACTGCATTTGCAGAGGTAACAGCTAAGTATTACAATGGTAGTGCATGGGTAGAACCTAGTAGTGGTGTCAAAAGATGGAATGGTAGTGTATGGGAAGTTGTTTCTACTGCATTTGAAGCAACATTAACGCAAACAACATTGTCTGGCTCATCATCATATAACTCAACTTTAGGTAGTTACACAGGCGTTACAAGTAGCCCTGGCACAGGCTATACAGCGGTAACTGTTACAGGCGGTAAAGCGCCATTTACATATCAATGGTTTTATATATCTGGCACTGTAAGTAGCATAAATTTATTTCCACAACTCCCTACGCAGTACACTACAAGATTTGGTTTTAATTACGCATTGCAAGGTGGAAATGCTGTTTACAGATGTCAAGTAACAGATGATGATGGCAACGTAATAAATTCAGATACAGTTACAGTGAGTTTTAGTTAATGTTAGTACCATTAAACATACCACCAGGTGTATACACCAACGGCACAGAGTATCAGTCAAAAGGCCGTAACTTTGATGCTAACCTTGTGCGCTGGCAATTTGGTGCATTGGGGCCAATGGGCGGTTGGAGGCAAAGAACAACTACAACTGTAAGTGGCAAAGCAAGACGTGTTATATCCTGGCGTGATAACAGTAATCAAATATTTGCTGCTATAGGTACTAATAGTAATTTGTACGCTATGACTGTAGGAGGTGCTGTAACAGATATTACACCTTCTGGATTGACTACAGGCAGGGCAGATGCAGATACAGGTGCTGGTTATGGCACAGGTTTATATGGTCGCGGCCCGTATGGGGTTAGTAACCCTGCTGTAACTAATACTATAAATCCAGCAAGTGTATGGTCATTAGACACTTTTGGTCAAATATTGTTAGGTGTATTGCCTGATGATGGTAAATTATACGAATGGAATGTAGATGTAAATGTTGATGCTACACAAGTAACAAATGCACCTATAAGTAATAGAGCAGTATTAGTAACGCCAGAGCGTATTGTAATGTGTCTTGGAGCAGCGGGAGTGCCAAGAGATGTTGCTTGGTCTGACCAAGAAGATAGAAACCAATGGACAGCTGCAGCTAACAACCAAGCTGGTAACTTTAGCTTACAAACAGCAGGTACAATATTAAATGCTGTAAATGTCAAAGGCGGTAGTCTTATATTTACAGACAAAGACGTATGGCGCGTTGTATATTTAGGGCCGCCATTAGTTTATGGATTTCCGCAAGATAACGCTGGTGGCGGCTTAGTATCTGCTGGTGCGGTGACAACGGCTGATGGCGCAGCATATTGGATGTCACACGAAAACTTTTATGTTTTTACAGGTTTCAGCCAACCTATAGCGTGCGACGTACATGATGCAGTGTTTAAAGATATTAACAGAGCGCAAATTAGTAAAGTTACTGCTTGGCATAACGCATCATTTGGTGAGGTTTGGTGGTTTTACCCTAGTGCTGATAGCACTGAAAATGACAAATATGTGGTTTATGACTACAGAGAAAGACATTGGAATAAAGGCAGTTTATCGCGATTATGTGCGACAGACAAAGCGCCATTACCATATCCGATAGCTGTAGATGCTACTGGTAAGATATATGACCATGAGTTTGGCTATGACCATAATGGCGACGTAAGTTTTATTGAGCATGGGCCTGTAGAATTAGGTTCAGGTGAAAATAGCTCTAATCTTACGTTTTTATACCCTGATGAAAGCGCACAGGGCGACGTTAGCATGACATTTAAAACTAAAATGTACCCTAACGGCACAGAGCGTAGTTTTGGGCCATACACAGCAACTAGGCAGCCTGTACCAATAAGAGTACATGGTAGACAAATGCTTGTTAAGGCAATAGGTGCAGAGTCAACTAATTGGAGGCTTGGTGTACCGCGTATTGAAGTTAAACCAGGGAGCAAACGATGAGGCTACCTGATGCAATGCTAGCCTACGATGCAGTAAATGAAACAGAAACACGTCGTAATATTACATATGAAATGACGCAAACACGTAAGATTAATGAAGATATAAATATAAATGCAAACAACAGATTAATACTTACAAGCCCTAACGGTACACGCTATAGTGCAAGTATTAATAACTCTGGAGTATTAACATGGACGGCTCTGTAAATATAGAGAACCATAAAGAACAAATTGTAAACGCTTTAGCACGTTCAGGACATAAACACACGTATGATGATGTAAAAAAAGCTGTTGCAAATAGTGAGGCACAATATTGGCCCGCTA